TATAATTAACTTGCTGAGAAAATTATAACCAGTTGGACTGTCGTAAGACTTTTCAACAAACAGCCAAGCATCTCTTGGTGCTTGGTTTTTTTATGTTATGGGTAATTCCCTTAACATCTTTCAATGAATATTATGAATATGATTGTATTGTATCAATGCTGCAGTATATGACATTCCACACTTTTCTGCAATTTCCTCTGGTTGTAAATCTCTTACAAGAGAACGAGGAGCCATTATTTCTCCAGCAAATGTATTAGCTTGCCACTCTGGTTGACAATATCTTGGTATATCTCCACGTGCATTACTAATTGTACCTGGTCTATGTAAAAAATAGTGTCCTAGTTCATGACATAGCGTAAATCTATCTCTTGGCGAGCCTTTTACAGCTCTTTCATATACATCTCTTCTTATGTACATTGTATCTTCATCTGTATTAGTAGTTGCATATGTATTTTCCAACTCGGACGGTTCCACTATTTCCACATTGAACCCTTCTCCATCTGCAGCCATTAATTCTATACATTGAACGACAGGAAAATATAATTCATCTTCTAAACCAAACACTCCTCTAACAATATCTGTTATGTTTGAAATTTTCAATCTTGATAATCCTACTGCTCGTGCATTTGACACATAATCGCCTCCCTATTCATCTAGCATTTTCTTTAATGCGTCCTTATCTAGACTGTTGAATTTTCTTGCAAATGACAACATTAAATTACGATCATCTTCATCAAAAGTTCTGATGTCAATACTGTCCATGTTTTTTGCATAAAAAAAACATTCTTTAAATTCTTCCTCTTTTTTTCCGGATAAATGATATAAACTAATTATTTCATTTTCCCAATTCTCTGGAGGTTTTCGCCTTCCGTTCTCAACTTTTGACAAAAAAGCTGTCGAAACATTTAATTTGTTTGCCATATCTAATAACAATTCACCTTCGTCTATACGTAACTTCCGACAAAACTTTCCAAATGCTGTAACCATAAGCGTTTCTCCTTCCTTATTCTTTTTTACCTTTTCGCAATTATATTTAACCATAATTGGTTAAATATGTCAATCTTTTTTGGAATATATTTTACAATTTTTTACCTTGCCAAAATGAAAAGCATAGTATTTCTACTCTAGTCTTCATCATTACTACTTAATATAAACTTTTCCCTAATAGTACGTAGCCCTCCAACTAAACGGAGTGTGAATTGATTATGCCAATGCACACCGTTCTTTATCTGGCTGTCTTCTAACTTTGAAATGTCTTTCCTTCTTATCTGAAGATGCAGTGTAGCTTTATGGTTCCATTAATAATTTTGTACAACAGGCAACTGCAAAATCCGTTTGTGCTTCTGACATTGTCGCTACAACAGATAATATTGATTATTTCAGTAAAAAAGAAAACCCGCACAGATTTCTCCATGCGGGCTTTCTACTTTTTATCCGATATAAACTTTTCCATCCATTTCCGTAAACATGCCGTCGGTCGTTTTTATAACGACTCTAACCCCGTTTTCCAAGAGTTCTTTCCAACAATTCCATCCACAGTTAATCCGTGGTTCTTCTGCCAAGTCTTTGTCATGTTCTCCGTGCCGCTGCCGAAATTACCGTCCGGTGTCGTACCGATGATGATCTGCCATACCTTGACTGCATTGCCCTTGCTGCCTTTTTTAATTGTATTCATATTATAATCCTCCGTTTCTTTCACTGTGGTAGTGGTTGCACCGGTGCAACTCTCTACTCTCTTATTATAAAGGGCTGCCTCGGCTTTTCTTCTCCGCTGTAATCCCGGTAATGTTTTACCAGCAGCCTTACAGTACTGCTGCATGGCAAATGGGATCTGATTGATCGTTCTGCCCGTACACAGTTTTTTCACATTGCCCTGTCCCAAGTTGAAAGCAAAGCTGACCAGTGCATCAAACTGATTCTGGTTAAGTTTGTCCGTAAATGGGACATATGACGGGTTGTTGATATACTTTTCAAACTTTGCTATGTCCTGCTTTAAAAATGCATCTGCCTGTGCCTGTGTGATTTTCATCCCTTTATATACTCCGGCAGTGTGACCGTACCCGATTGTCCACACACCTGCAGAACACTGATAGGCTATCAGCCGGCAGCCTTCAAATTGTTTAATAA